CAGAAAGAACCAGACACTCAGAAAAACCACTTATACATAAACGTATAGAAAGGCTGGTGGATGGGCCTTACATGGAGATGTTTGCCAGGCAACGGCCTTACCCGAATTGGGATTATTGGGGTAATGAAGTATGAGTCTATGTATAGCATTGACTTTATCAGCCATGTGTGTTATAATACCAGCCTTATTATTATGGAAAATGAATGACGAAGACCCTAAGTAAATTAAATAGAGAAGACGCTTTATACTGTTCTAGTATATTCAACGACTATTTTGGTCAGTTTGATAGAGTAGATCAATATATGAAAGATCAAAAGTTGGCACAGTTGGAAGATACTGTATCAGCTTCACTACCAGGCATGGGACCTGAAGAAGATATCTTTAATGATTTTTCTATATCACCTGAAGATATGAAATTTGAGGTGTATGAGCCAGGAGATATTAGTCAGTATATTACTCTTTTAAATATGACTTCTAGTCATACAAACATGGCAAGTATTCCTGGTAAAGAATTAAAACTATTAGTAAAAGAAACAACTACAGGTAAGATTATGGGTTTTATTCGTTTTGGTTCTCCTGTAATTAATTCAGCACCAAGAAATCAAGTATTAGGTCAAGTACCAGATTTAAAACAATTTAATAAAACTTCTATTATGGGTTTTACAATTGTACCTACACAACCATTTGGTTATAATTATCTTGGTGGTAAATTGTTAGCTGCCATTTGTTGTTCTCATCATGTAAGAGAAATACTAAACAAAAAGTATAATATGAATTTGTGTATGTTTGAAACAACAAGTTTATATGGTTCTAGTAAATCATCTAGTCAATATGATGGTATGAAACCTTATCTAAGATTTAAAGGTGTAACAGATAGTAAATTTATTCCTTTAATGCACGGTCAACCTTATAGAGATTTAAATAACTATGTTGAAGAACGAGTTGGTCATTTAGTACCACCTGGTGCTTCAAGTAGAAAACTAAAAATGACAACAGCTGTTATTGGTTTATTAAAAAGATCACTTGAAGGAGATGATCTAGTAAAATTTAAACAGACAATTACAAATGCTTTAGCATTAACAGAAAGAAAAAGATTTTATGTATCAAACTATGGTGTAGAAAACTATATTGATATTGTAAATGGTAAAACAGATACAATTAAAAAGGCAGAGAATTGGGATAGATTTGAATTAGAAAATGTTATTACATGGTGGAAGAAACTTGCAACAAAAAGATTTAATAATTTAAAACAAGACGGAAGACTTAGAAGTGAATTAGAAATATGGTCTAAAGAAGCTTCGATAGATATTATAAGATAAATATGAATATGGCTGTATCAGAAAACGATTATAACCTATATAAAGAGTATTGGGACTATCAAAGAAAAAAAGAATACAATAAAGAAAAGGTATTCTATATGGCAGAAAAATTTGATGGTAAAATGGTTACAGATTTTGGTGTTGTACCATTTGAAGAACTAAAACAAATGATGTGGTCTAAGATTAATCCAAAAGATTATGATGAGCCACCAAGAGGTTATGTACCAGAAAACGAAGATTATAGACTATGGAATGAGGATTATAAGAATGCCTTTGATTGGAAAAAAGTTTTGGATGCAACCTTTCCAGGAGCTTGACAAAAATGACAAATAATGATATAGTAATAGATATACAAAAGGAGTATAATTGAATATGAGCAATTTTTTAAAAGATATAATAAAAGAAACAGGAAATGAATACGCTACGCTAGTAAGTGAGGGTGTTGATAGTGCAGATGTAACATCATTTGTTGATACAGGTTCTTATTCATTTAACGCTTTATTATCTGGTAGTATTTTCGGTGGTATGCCAGGAAACAAAATCACAGCAATCGCCGGTGAAGCTGCAACAGGTAAAACATTCTTTGCATTAGGTATATGTAAATCATTTTTAGAAAAACATCCAGAAGCTGGTGTTATTTACTTTGAATCAGAAAGTGCAATATCTAAAGACATGATTGAGAGTAGAGGTGTTGACGCAAGCAGAATGGTAATTGTACCAGTTGCTACAGTACAAGAATTTAGAAGTCAATCAATTAAAATTATTGACAAATACTTAGAACAACCAGAGTCAGATAGAAAACCTTTGATGTTTGTATTAGATAGTTTAGGTATGTTATCTACTACAAAAGAAATGGAAGATACAGCTGCTGGTAAAGAAACAAGAGATATGACTAGATCACAAATAGTCAAATCTACTTTCAGAGTTTTAACTTTAAAATTAGGTAAAGCAAATATACCTATGATAATGACTAATCATACTTACGATGTGATTGGTTCTATGTTTCCACAAAAAGAAATGGGTGGTGGTTCAGGTTTGAAATACGCCGCTTCATCAATCATCTACCTAGGTAAACGTAAAGAAAAAGACGGTACCGAAGTAGTTGGTAATATTATACATTGTAAAAATTATAAATCACGTTTAACAAAAGAAAATTCTCAAATTGATGTAAGACTAACTTATAAAACAGGACTAGATAGATATTATGGTCTTTTAGATTTAGCTGAAGAAGCTGGTATCTTTAAGAAAGTATCTACAAGGTTTGAAATGCCTGATGGCACAAAAGTTTTTGGTAAGTCAATCAACACAGAGCCTGAGAAATATTTTACAGATGAGGTATTAACAAAGATTGATGAGTATGCAAAAAGAAAATTCTCCTACGGATCAGACGAAGAATAAACGATACGTTTTTGCTCAAAGACAGGAAGATGATTTTACCTGTATAAAACTTACTGAGGGCATTTACGAGGGTATTATTTACAAGTACGATAAGGTTTCTTTCGAAGAGAAGCCGTTAGATAGTGGTGATATACCATTACGATTTACTTACGACATAATGGCAAATCCAAATAAAGAAGAAATTGAATCAGAGGATTTTAGAAATTATATTGGTGACATTTTAGTTGAGATTGTAAATCAACAATTAGAAGAGGGAAAGATAACAATTAATGAGTAACTTTATAAAAACTTATGATGAAGTGCTATCAAAAGAACAATGTAAACACCTAATAGATAAGTTTGAAGACAGTAGAGTACAATGGCAGAAAACTGAGTTAGATGGTCATAGATCATTTACTGAGATTAATATCAATCTACATGAAGATTGGCAAGAGTATGTTACTATATTATACAAAGCATTAAGTGGCTATATTGAAAAATATGCCAAACATTTTAATATTACAAATAACTGGCCTGAAAAATATGGTTGGGAACAGATTAGGTTTAAAAAATACGAAGTCAATGACAGAGATGAATTTAAAGAACACGTTGATGTTATGGACTATGCAAGTGCAAAAAGATTTTTGGTTTTCTTCTTATATCTAAACGATAACGATGGTGGCTTGACTTCCTTCTCAGAGTATGATATAGCTGTTAAACCAAGAGCAGGTAGAATGTTAATGTTTCCACCTATGTGGACACACAAACATACTGCCCATAAACCAATACAAGAACCAAAATATATTATAGGAAGTTATTTGCATTATGTCTGAAAAAATTGAACACACCATATTAAGAAATTTATTTTGTAACGAAGAATATACTAGAAAAGTTATTCCGTTTATAAAACCAGAATACTTTGTTAAAAGAGAAGAACAGCTTTTATACCAAGAAGTATTTAACTTCATAGAGAACTATAAAAATCCTCCAACAAAAGAAACTATAACTATCGAGTTAGGCAAAAGAAGAGATTTAACCGAAGAAGAGTTAAGAGGTGTTAAAGATATTGTCAATCTATTAAATGATGATAGAGTTGACCAACAATGGCTATTAGATACTACAGAAAAATGGTGTAAAGATCGTGCTGTTCACAATGCAGTTATTGATGGTATTAAAATATTAGATAACAAAGATAAGAAAAGAACACCTGAATCTATTCCAACTATCTTATCAGACGCCTTAGCTGTTAGTTTTGACAATCATATAGGGCATGATTATATTGCAGACGCTAATAAACGATTTGATTGGTATCACACTAAAGAGAAAAAGTTTCAATTTGATTTAGATTATTTTAATCGTATTACAAAAGGTGGTGTACCAAGTAAAACACTTAACATTGCTCTTGCAGGTACAGGTGTTGGTAAGTCCTTGTTTATGTGTCATGTTGCTTCATCATTTTTATCACAAGGTTTAAATGTGTTGTATATTACTTTAGAGATGGCTGAAGAACGTATCGCTGAAAGAATAGACGCTAACTTAATGGACGTTTCAATAGATGATCTACACGTTATGCCTCAACAACTTTATGGTAGTAAATTAGAAAAGATAAAAAGTAAAACAAATGGTACATTAATTGTTAAAGAATATCCAACTGCCTCTGCTCATAGTGGTCATTTCAGAGCCTTATTAAATGAACTTGCATTAAAGAAAAGTTTTAAACCAGATGTAGTCTTTATTGACTATTTAAATATATGTGCTTCAAGTAGA